TTACTATGGAAGAAAATGTAAAAACAACTGAAATTCGCGTCACCGAAGAGTACGGTGATAATTGCTTCAAGGACTCAGTACAGAATGGCGCCGGTAATTTTGAAAGACGCCCAAAGGGAAGAGTTGAGATATACGAAGTCGGAGAAGATGGAAAAAAGAGACTTGTAAGAAAAAATAACTTAGTTGTTTACCTTGGAAGGGAAACTCTAGCACAAATGCTGGTTAATCAGACTAATGTTGACGAGCTTGGTAATCCAAGACTTCCATCAAATAGGAACCATTATTTATCGTGGTTTGGTTTGGGAGATGGCGGAGTACTTCCAGCAGATCCATTTGATCCAGTTCCTCCAGCAAATGAAAATAATGATTTACAATCTCGAGTTATGGTTAATGCAAGCGATTCATCATCTGGTGACTATCATGTAGCTACAACCGGTTATCCAAAAACTGGTTTCTATAAATTACCGTTTGATACTATTGTGTTTGAACGTGATCCATTAAATGATAATAAATGGTTAGTTTTGAAGATAACTACAACAGTCGGTGTTGATGATGCTAATAACGAAAGATTAAGCGAAGCTGGTCTGTTTACTGCAACATCAAATGCAGGAGGACACAGTGGAACATTTACTTTATTTGCTAGGGTGACTTTTCCAACACTAATTAAAGATTCGACTAGACGACTTGTTTTTGTATGGTTTTTATATGTATAATAATTAAATTGAAAGGACTTTGAGATTTTAGACCTGGAGTAAAGGATGATTTGACAATAGAAACAATAAATTAGAGAATTTAATACGGGAGGGAAAAATATTATGGCTAATGTTTCTCCAGGTGTTTTTACCAAGATTATTGATCTATCAACATTTGTTGCTGCAGTACCTTCGACTATTGCTTTTTTACCAGGATTAGCACCAAAAGGTCGAGATAATGAGTTGATATTTGTTGGTTCAAGATCAGACTTAATTAGTGAGTGGGGTGAACCTGACATTACACTTTATGGAAAGAATTATGGACAGGGACCCTATGTTGCTTATAACTATCTAGGCGAATCTGGATCATTATATTGGATGAGAGTATTACCAGATGATGCTACATATTCAAATATAAGAATTGATAGTCAGTTAGCAGCTGGCGATGCAACAGCGTCAGTTTCAATCACATACGTAGATAGTTTAAATACTTATGCAGAACTTCAAACAAACTTAGAGCAGTCGGGCGATACAAAACCCCTAGCATTCTTGCGACCAATTGGTAGAGGTGGTTGGTACAATGCTATTGGTGTAAGACTTACAGAACATTCAAATCCAACTCTTAATGATGTGTATGTTCTTGATATATATGAAAAACAATCAGATGGTGATGATGTAATTATCGAGTCATTCGATATTTCATTTGATCCATTTGCTACAGATCTCGCAGGAGATTCTATTTGGATTACATATGTGTTAGAAACATATTCAGCAGTGTTGAGATGTGATATGGAGTTGATTAATGGTGATTATACAACAGGTTACGATTTAGCAGTAAGAAATTATGATAATGAAATAGGTACTACTACTGTTGTTTTAACTGCTGGTTCAGCAACAATCACAGATATTAAACAGGATTTTTCAGATTGGCAAACAACTCCAGAAACTGGAAATGCTGCTTATGTTGTGATTGCTAAAGATGCCAAAGGAAATGAAATTTGGGGATGGATGGGAGCTTCATCAGGATTAGACAACGAAACTGTAAATGTCTTTCCAGATAGAAATCTTACAGGCGGAACTTCAGGATGGAATGGAGCAACTTCAGATTTTGATCCTACTTCAACAACTACTTATCTAGTTAAAGCTTCAAAAGTGAGTATCGCAACTGCATTTACATCTGCTGAACCTATTCCTTTGAGAAAAGGATCGGAAGGTTCATTAGTTACTGCAACCGGAGCTCTAGATACTGCTGAAGCAGAAACATTGCTTGAGCAAGCATATGCTGGCTTAGTGACTAATCCGTATACTGGTGAAAATGAAGATAGAGTATTAGATGTTGAAAATATTTGGTTCTCTGTTGTTTATGATGCTGGTTATCCATCTGATGTTAAGACTCAAATTAGCAGCTTATGTCAAACAAGACGTGACTGTGTTGGTCTTATTGATAATGGAGATAATGCAAGCGTCAATGCTGCACTTTCAACAAGAGCTAATATCAACACAATGAATAACTACTTTGTAGCTCTTTATGAATCATTCAACAAGGTTTCAGATCCATTTACGGGTCAGGATGTATGGTTCTCACCAATGTATCATATGGCATATCTATTACCTAGAAATGATAATGTAGCAGAGATTTGGTTTGCTGTTGCAGGTTTCAATAGAGCAGCAATTGATAGTATTAAGGAATTGAGATACAACCCAAGACTTGGTCAAAGGGATCAACTGTATCTGAAACAACTTAATCCAATTGTTAAGTTCGCTCAAGGATATGTAATGTGGGGTCAGTTAACTTCTCAAGCTAAATCAAGTGCTCTATCAGACTTGAATATTGTGAGAATGGTTCTATATGTAAAACGAGCTATTGAACAGTTCTGCCGATTCTTTATCTTTGAGCAAAATGATCCAATTACTTGGGCTCAAGTTTCTGGACAGATTGTTTCTTTCTTAGAAGAGATTAAGAAACGTAGAGGTCTAAATGATTATTCTGTGGAAGTTTCAGCGACAGAGTATGAAAGAAAAACAAAACGCTTCCATGTAAATATTACTTTAGATCCAACCAGAACAGTTGAACAAATTGAGCTGAACTTCTTCATCGTTTAAGCAAAAAAAATAAGCGGGTCAGAATAATAATCTGGCTCGCTTATTTTTCGTTAGTGATTTGATATTGCAATATGCGGCACTGAACTGAATGTTCCTCCATGCTCCATTTCAGACATAAAGTCTCCATCCTCATCAGCATACTTGAAAAAGTAAAGATAATATCCCTCTGTTTGTCTGATAAAATCTATTGTTTTTTCTTCAGCTTTACATCGATAACTTTTTTGTAGTTCTTCCCATGCTATAGAATTCCATTGAGGATTCATTATTAATTCATGCTCAGTTACTCCTTCCCTTTCAGCAATTTTATCATAGATGTCATAATATGATAATCCATAATCGTTTGACAATTGGTCAAATATAGCATGATATGTTTTTCTGGTCTTTTCTATAATTTTTGGTGTTTGCTTTATAGCATCTTGATAGACGATTTTTGCTTTTTCAATTGGAGATACATATTTTGAAACATCGTCTATAGTTACAATTTTTATTGGCCACGCAACTATAAACGATGTAGAACTTGAATTTGTTACGAAATCTGATTTTATTTTCATTTAGAAACCTGCTGGACATGAGAACGGAGTTTTCTTCAATACTGTTCTGAATTTCGTAAATGGTCTTGACTTTTGCCAAATGTACTCGATTGGTTTTTTCATATCAACAGAGAATGATGTATGATCAGCAAAACTGCATGGCATCATCTTCATATCTGGAGTAATATATGCTGACATTCTGGCACCTTCACAAGAGTCAAGAGATAATTTATTCAACCCTTTAACTTCTGTGAATTTAAAAATGTGATTTGCCAGACAACTGTCCATACCAATTTTGAATGTATTTCTTGATTTTAAAATTGATTCGGCAACAACTTTTAATTGATATTTGTTTGGTGCCATGTCTGGACAATTTGCACCTCTTCCCTGAGCTTTGAACAATAGAAATATTACAGCATTTAGTTTTTTAATATCAAACAGTTCTGATCTTTCAATTCCTCCTATCCATGGATTGTATCCAAGAATTATTTTCAAACATTTTTGAAATGAGGCATTTGTAAACATCAGATGAATATTTGTTTTTATATCTGCATCAATGAATCTCTGTATTGCTTCATAAGTGGTTGGTGTTCCATAATCGCTTACAGCCACGGCGCCACATTGTTTAGATATTTCAATCTCTTCATCAGTGAGATTTTTTCCGCTTGTGGTGTAATTTGGAACTACCTTATTCTTTCGAGAATATTCAACAATCTTTTTGAAGTCTTCATGTTTATTGGGGTCCCCTCTTCCTCCTAGAGCGACTTGGTTCACATGATGCTTAACTTGGTCGATTATTGTTTTGAAGTTCTCAAACGTCATATTTGGTTGCTCATCATTACCTTGATAACAAAACCCACATTGGTTATGGCAATGACCCATAATTCCAATATCTAGAAGGGTTGGAAGTTCTGTAACAAAGGGGTCAGGTTTATCATCTTTTCCTTTTAAAACTTCCAATCCAGTCTCTGTATTAAAAAATATTTCATAGTCTGTATTACTGAAGCATTTATCGAAAGTGCTTACAATAGCAATACGATCTTTTTTATCGACGATAGTTTGTGCAGAATTTTTCATATTGGTTTAAATCCCTCCTCTTCTTTTAGTTCTTTAACTTCTGGTTCTTTTTTGATTTCTTCAGGAGGAGTTTGTATGTCTTCTCCGAAATTTTCTTCTTTATCTTTATTAAATTTTTTCTTAGCTACATCTATTGCCTCTTTAGCTTTATCAAGAGCATGATTGGCTTTCTCTTTTAGTTCATCTGAAATTTCTACATCTGTATTCACTTCTACATCAATTGCTTTTTTATCTTCATCATCATCGCCACCGAAAAAAGAATATGCTATTAAAGCCCAAAAAATTAGCCCCCCAATTCCTATTCCACCCCCAGATTTTGACATTCTATCACCTCCTATAAAAAATAAATGATTTTGTTTTCATTAATTAATATATATAGTTTTTCTGACAATATGTTTAAAACTTTAGAACAAAATATAAAACTTAGGTAGATATATATGAAACTAGATGAGTATTTAGAAATGTTAAATAAAACTGAAGCAGCTGGGATGGGCTTCGCAATAGATTCATTTGAACTACCAAAGAAAAGAAAGAAAAAAGTTGTATTCAGAAAATATTACCCGGAGCAGTATCAACATTCTTCAGAAAGAAATAATCGAGTCATGATAGATTTTGATGGCCCGATCCATAGATATTCTAAAGGATATGGAGATGGAGATATCTATGATTCTCCATCAAAAGGTGCTAAAGAAATGATTGATTGGCTCAAGAATCATGGGTATGAAATAGTTATTTTCACCACCAGGGCGTCGAAAACAAATAGTGAAGAACAAGGCACAGATTATAGAAAAGAAATCATGAAAGTCGAGAATTGGTTGAAAAATTACGGGATTCATTACGATTTAATTACAGCTGAAAAGTTAGCAGCAGATTTTTATATTGATGATAAAGCTTTTCATTATGGTGGAAATTGGAATGCTGTTAAGAATCAAATTACAAAGAGAATGAATACACTAGGAGGTTAATCTTAAATGGCAGTAAAAAATTCATTTGCGCAAGTACAAGAAAACCGTTTAAGCCGTAACTTCGGTGGTACTGTTGCTGGGGTTGCTGATCCTTACGTTACTGGTTATCATTTTGTATATTTTCCAAGACTTCCTGGACTTTTACCACAGTATGCAGGAATCGATGATAATACAAAAATTGGAAATATTCTTGCAGGGGCATGCTTGTCGGTTACTCCACCAGGAGGAACTCTAAATAAGATTGAGTTCACAGGCCTTGGTGGAATCAAATGGGCTGTACCTGGAAATGTTGACTATGGTAATGCTGTATCAGTTAAATTCTTAGAATTTAATGGTACTCCGATTCAGAACATTATGCATGGTTGGGTCAAGATGATTAGAGACTATCGTTCTGGTACTACGGCTTTAGAAGAAGGCGAGCAGTTATCTGGTTACTCTAAAGGAACATATGCTGCAATTATGTATTACTGGACTACATCACCAGATGTTAGAGCAGTTGAGTACTACGCAGCTTATGATGGGGTTTTCCCAACAAAAGATCCTCAAGACTTATTTGCAAGTGACGTTGAAACTGTTGGGAGATTGGATATGGAAATCGAGTTCAACGTTGACTACATTTGGCACGAAGATTGGGTTAAAGCCAAGTGTGAGGAATATGCTGAAGGTATCTATCAAATGAAGTCTAATGTAATTGACAAATATGGTGATAGAGTAGCATCAGCGAGTTAAATTAAATATTACATAGGAGAAGGAGACAAGATACGATGTATATTACAGAAAATCAAACTATTGGTGATTCAGTTCTTTTCTTGTTAGCCGCAAGAAAATCATTAGCAGAGATCGTTGGAAGTTCTGGTAGTGAAAATTCGGAAGCATT